GCGTATCCTACACCCTATGCCGCCCTCGTCAACCGTCCGCCGTCGTAATCCGTAACGCATCCTCGACGCTGCGGGCCACGCCAGCGATGCCACCTGCTGATTGCACTGCATCTAGCCACTGCTGCTGATCTGGCTTCACCCTGCCGGTAGGGGTCTTGACCTCGATGCTGGTGAACACCGCTACCTGGGTGCCGACCATCTCTGGGGTGATGGTGACGGTGCGCCAGCCGATTAGGTCGGCTGACCCCTTGCATAGCCCGAAGCTCACCGGGCGGCCATGCTGGTCCCGCAGCGTGCCGGTGTTATTGCGAAACAGCCTGGTAGCTCCGGTGCTGCAGGCCAGGCGGATGTTTTGCTGGATGGATTGCTCAGACGCCATACCGCTTAGCCAGTCGCGCCTGATAGACACGTTCCGCCCATCCTCGCTTGTAACCGCGCTGCTGCGCTAGTTGGCGAAGATCGTCAAGGCTTTGGGCTCCACCTTGCTCCCGCCTTTGTTCGGACTGAGAGTTAATAATATCCGTTATTTGATTGATGTAAACATCATAGCATTTGGTAGCGCGAGGATCGTCTTGCATTACGCTTATTGCGCCATTCTTGCGAATATCCATTACTTTGTAATTACAGCGGTTAGCAAAGCAGCGTACAATGTCACCTTTTTTAATGTCTCCATTCTTGTATGGGCCAGAAATACGGAATGCTTGCTCAACCAACTCCCCCTCAACCTGCTGCAGCTCGCGTACCTCAGCGGCAAACGTATGGCCGCACTCACCGCACTGCTTAGCCTGGCTGGCCATTGCAGCAAAGCACTGCGGGCACACCTTGACCGATGGCGCCTTGTCGCGGTCACGCTTAGCTAGGCCATCTAGCGTCCACTCACGCGGCTCTAGGTGATGGCCGAGCCTGAGCGTATTGCCGACGTGATCGAGTACCACCGCAGCAGCCTTGCCGGGTGATGGCCTGAGGCAACGACCGATCATCTGCAGGTGCAGGCTGGTGGATGCAGTGGGCCGTAGCAGGATGCAGCCGCCAACGCTGGGGACATCCACGCCCTCACCTATAAGTGCGCAGCTCGTCAGGATGCGTATCCGACCAGTGCCTAGCGCTTGCAGCAGGTCGCGGCGTTGCTCGCTGGTCATGCTGCCGTCAATGCTGGCGGCTGGGATGCCATTGCACTGGAAGAGAGAAGCCACTGCCTCAGCGTGCGCCACTGAGCAGCAGAATGCGATCGCCGTCTGACCATCAAGGTGTTTGCGGTAGTGGCTAAGGCAGTCGCCCATGATCGTGCCGATGCGGTGCTCAGCCTCACGGGTATCGAAGTCACCCATCCGTTTGCGTAGGCCGGTGGTGTCGAACCCCGGTGGCGCTAGCACTCGCGCAGGTGCTAGGTAGCCGTTGTCGGTTAGCCACGCAGCGCTGGGGCCTTCCACCATCGCCTGGTAGTGCTCACCTAGGCCGCGACCGTCGAGGCGTATGGGGGTTGCAGTGACGCCTAGCAGGTGCGCTTGGTGGAAGTGGCTCAGCACCTTGGCCCAAGTGCCGGCATTGCTGTGGTGTGCCTCGTCGATGATCACCAGCTGGAAGAAATCCCTAGGCAGCTTGTGCAGCCTGCGGGCTAGCGTCTGGACTGATGCCACCTGCACTGCTGCAGATAGGTCCATGGCGCGGTTGGCGGCAATGACACCATGCGGCATCGGGAGTGAACGGCAGGCCTGATCCAGCAGCTCCTGGCGGTGCACCGCGATCAGCACGCGGTTACCCTTGCGGGCGGCGGACTGAGCAATGTGACTGAAGCACACGGTTTTGCCAGCGCCAGTGGGCAGTACCGCCAGCACCTTGCGGTGCCCTAGCTGGTACTGCAGGCGGATGTCGGTTACTAGCTGTTGCTGGTAGGGGCGGAGGTTCATCAATCCATCCCCTCTATATCAAGCAATTCTGTTTGGTCTGGAGTGCGCGTGTCTTCTACGGCAATCTGCATATTTTTAATGGCTTGGTTGTAATACGACTCCTTTAGCTCGATACCTATGCCACGGCGGCCAAGCTGCACCGCTCCGTACACCTCGCTGCCTACTCCCATAAATGGGGTCAGCACAGTCTCGCCAGGGTTGGACCGCAGGCATATGGCGCGGTCAATCACGTCCAGTTGCAGCGGGTGGACGTGTTTCTCATCATCAGGATCTTTGCCATCGCGGAACGGGAGCACCCGGCCCATGTTGATGTCATCCCAGATAGATGAGGCGTAGCGGCGCCAGATCCAGTGGCTAAAGCGGTTTTCAGTTTGCTTGCCTTTCCATCCTTTGTACTTATGCAGCTCTACCGGGATAGGGCATTCGCCGGCGTAGTGGTCTAGCCCGGTTGGATGCGCAACTGGAATAGTATTCTCGCCGCTACGCCGAAAGATCAACAAATAATCAGCACTTGCAACACCGGCATAGGCGCCATCATCAACAATTGTTTTATGCGCCAAGCTCTTTACCATCGTCCGATTGCGCACCCATAGCGGCTCTTTCCATATCGTATGGCGGGCCACAAAATTCCAGCCGTGCTGTTGGTGCAACTCAATGATTTTGCCAGGCAAATCAATCAATGAATCCTTACCGCTGTTGCCGCTTGATATATCCGTGCAATGCACAGCAGTTAAGCGGCCAGGCAATGTCAAGCGATGCAGGTCTTTAACCACAAAGCCGTAATGATCCATAAATTGATCATAGTCTTTGCAGTTGCTAATATCGCGCTCGTTTGAGCTATAGACGTACAGCCCGGCGAATGGCGGCGAGTAGATCGAAAAGTGAACAGAAGCCGCCGGCAAGCTTTGCATTACCTCAATGCAGTCGCCGTTATAAATTGCATAGCGGTCAGTGATCATAGCCATGATGGAACCTCAATAGGAGTGGTGTTGTATTCTTTGCGCTGGATGTCCAGCGAGTGATTCATTTCGGCAACTAAGTTGCCAAACATTTGCTCAGCCTGCAACCGCTTGCGGTGTAGGTTCTCCATGATCCGCCGCTCTCCTTCGGTGAGGATGATGTCAACGGTCACAGGATTTTTCTGTCCAAACCGCCAGCAGCGCCTAACAGATTGGTAGTACTGCTCAAAGCTATGGGACGGGAAATAAGTCACATGGCTGCAGATTTGAAAATTCAATCCCCATGCGCCGATCTTTGGCTTGGTGACCAATACTCGGGATCTGCCTTCGGCAAAGTCGATAAGCCTCCTCTCTTTGGTTTCATCCTTGTCTTTGCCTGACACCTGAACGGCGCCAGGGATTAGCTGTTCCAGCAAGTCGCCCTCTTCGTTCAGGTGGCACCACACCAGCGCCGGTTGACCAGTATCGGCAACCATGCTGGCCACTTGATTGCAACGCTCAACAACGGTGCGCTTCTTTTCAGCGCGTTGCTCTCGCAGGTCTGTTGCTGGTATGGCAAACAACATCCCCTCTGGCACCGTCGCGGTTTCGATTAGGTGGTCAACCTCGCTTAATCCAGGCAAGACAAACCGGCCATCATCAAAACCAAGGTCTGATGGTTGACGGCACGCCCTGGCCCAGCTAGTAACCCACCTCCAGAACGGCTGCTCGGCGTGGCCCTTGAAACGCCATTTGGGCGCCTCGCCATACATCCGGCGGCTGGTCAGATTATTCTGGTCGTTCTTGAAGAATCGGGCGAGCATGTCCATGTGACCCATGTAGCCAAGGGCTTCGCTGCTGGTGCCTAGTTCGATGAAGTCGTTAGGGGCAGCGGTGGCGGTGGCTAGCAACCGATAGGGAACCTTGCGCATGAAATCGGTAATCTCATTGCGGCGGGCGCCATCAAAGCTCTTGAGGATGCTGCTCTCATCGCACACCACCCCGGCAAAGTCTGCTGGCTTGAAATGCTCAAGTCGCTCGTAATTGGTAATCACGATGCGGCCCGACACGGTGCCATCGCTGCTGCGGCGACACTCGATGCCGAACTTTTCACCCTCGCGGATGGTCTGCGCAGCAACAGCCAACGGCGTCAAGATCAGCACCGGCTTACCAGTGTGGCGCGCCACGTTCTCAGCCCATGTGAGCTGCATAGCGGTTTTGCCTAGCCCGCAGTCGGCGAAGATCGCAGCGCGACCCTTGCGCACAGCCCAATCAACCAGCGATTGCTGAAAGTCAAAAAGCTGGTCGGGCATGAACACCGGATCAAACCCGTGCGTTGCGCCCTCGTGTGTCTTTTGGTCAAGGAAGTCTTTGTAGGTCATGTATCAAACTCCTGACGGATCAGCATTTCCATCTTGGCTTGTTCTTTGTCACGCCGATCCAAGACAAGCTTTACTGCTTCAATTAATACAAAAGGATCTTCAATGCCAATACATTTGAGGCCAATTTGCACTGTTTCAAACGTGTCTACAACATCAACGAGCGGGGTTTTCCAGCTATCAGGCACATGTTCAAGGCGATGATCAAATGCAGTTGTCAGGTCCATAGCGGTCATTCAACCTCAAAGAGATATTTGCTGAATTCAAGCCTGCGAGCATGAATCAGCTTGTGGCAATCAGTGCAAACAGTCCAAAGATTTTCAGGCTCATCACTGCCGCCTTCCTTCAAAGAAATGACGTGATGAGCTTCCAGCACCGACTCATTAGGCAATGATCCTGACCTGTCAGGCTCGCGCAAGCACAACTGGCAAAAATCCTTCCCGTACTTGTCATGCAATTTTTTGTTGCGCTTTGGACGATCGTTTTTGTTTTCCTGTGGCTTTGGTGCCCAGCCATTAAAGCAATCGCAGTCAACGCAAATGAACTTGCCGTAATGGGTCAGCTCAGGCGTTTCCCAGACTTCAATGTTGGTGCTACCGCATTTGCGGCACACCATGGCTCCATGGTCTTGATCCATGCTCCCGTTGGCGTATGGCCTGCATACCGTATACTAACCGTATACCATTGTCAAGCCATGCCCCTAGCCCGACCGATACCGCTGCGATTGGCGCCGACCCAGTTGAAATGGCTTGACGCCTGGCGTGGTGACACCATCTCCCGTAGTGCTGCTATCCGGCTGCTGCTGGACCAGTCAATCCGGTTTCACCGCGACGGCATCCTGCCAGCCACTAACCGATGAAAGAAATCGACTTCGACGAGGCCCGTCGGTTTATTGCCCTTCTCGGCAAGCCGGCAGGTGCTATCAGGCTGCGCGCATTCCTACACGCTGACCATCCCGACAAGCCAACCGACAAAGGCCGCAAAGGCGGCAGCAGCAAGCGCCTTATCACTGAATGGCAGTCCGAAGGCCGCGGCGTTTATGTCGTCGTCAACGACGGCGGTGACACCAACGCCGACATCACCACCTGTCGCGCATTCTTTGCTGAATGGGATGACCGCCCCAAGGAATGGCAGCTCACCGCATGGCAAGACCTCAAACTGCCAGAGCCGACTATGCAGATCGACACTGGCGGCAAATCCATCCACAACTATTGGGTACTGGCTGACCCCATAACACCAGCGCATTGGGAGCTAGTCCAAGCCCGCCTGCTTGATTACTGCGACGCCGACCGCAGCATCAAAAACGCTGCCCGCGTCATGCGGTTGCCAGGTACCTATCACGCTGGCGCTGATGGTGGCCTTGGTGAGCAGTGCCGCATGGTGTCATGCAGCGGCCACCACTACGCCGTATCTGACATCGAGTCGGTGCTGCCGTCTGAAACCTATTACCAGCACGAAAAGCCAGCGCGCGCCTACACCGAGCACGCCGAACGCGGCATTGATGAAATCCGCGAAGCCCTAGCCGCTATCCCATCACGCCAGCCAGGTACCGGCACCTACCACATCTACCGCAACATCTTTTGGGGCCTCATCCAAGCAGTAGGAGACCCCGCCACCGCTACTGCATTAATGCAGCAGCACAGCCCGCAATGGCAAGGTCTTGAGCAGGTCGCCAGCTCAGGTGGTGACCAGATCACCGCTGGCACCTTCTGGTACTGGGCACGGCATCACGGTTGGCAGCCGCCAACGCCATTACGCCGGCAGCCACGCCAGCAAGATGCCACCACTACAGATGCCATCAACTGCCAGCTCTACAACAAGACAGATACCGAATGGCTTGATATGGCTGTTAAGTACGTCTTTGAGTACCCAGACATCCGCTGGATTTGCGTTGATGGCATCCTCCACCGTTGGTGCGGCACCCATTACCAGCCCACAACAGATGAGGAATTAGCGCCCAGCCTTGCTCGGCTGCTTTCCATGCTGCATGTAGTTGACAGCAAAACCGGTGAGCAGTGCCACCCATGGAAGCGCCCTAAATACGTCGATGAAGCTCTTGCATGGATGCGGCGGCTACTGGAGCCAGTACCCGTCAACCCATCCAATGCCATCAACTGCGCCAATGGCGTGGTCTCCTGGCTGTGGAGCGGCAAGAAGCTAGACATCACCTTTGAGCCGCAGCACCCAGACCGCGCCTTCACCTACGTCACCAGCTACAACTACGACCCCGAAGCCAATGGTCAGCATCTATGGCGGCTACTGGAAGCAGTAGAAGCAGGTGACCGCGACACACTGCAGCGCATCCTTGGCAGTGGTCTTGACCTCTCCAAGTACCGCGCCACACGCGGCAGGCCAAGAGCAGTGCTCATGATCGGCGCTGGCTCCAACGGTAAGGACACCATTCGCACTGCACTGCGCGACACCCTCGGCAGCCGCAACTTCACATCCTGCACTCTTGCTGATTTTCGCCAGTACGACCAAGGCCGCAAGTTCCCCATAGCGCCGCTTCGTGGTGCATCCGTCAACTGGTCTAGTGAAAACAGCCAGTTTGTCCATATTGACAACCTGCAGTCACTAAAAGCTGCAATTAGCGGTGAGGAGTTGTCGTACGAGCTGAAAGGTGTACAGGAATCGCAGTTTGTACCATCTGCGCTGTTTGTGTTCAACCTCAACAAGGATCCGTCGCTGTCCGGTGATCAGGTTGCTATTGAGACCCGGTTTCATGTATTCCGGTTTTCTAAGACCTTTATGGCAACACCTACCGAATCAAGCCACATACAAGCCGACCCACGCCTTAAAGATGACCCATCCTTTATCCAGCAGCAGATATGCCCTGCCTTCCTTAATTGGCTGCTTGAAGGTATGGCGCTCAGCATGAGCGATGGCATTGACTACGCCACTGGCCGGCAGGCAATGGAAGATGTCCGCCGCGCTAGTTGCCACCTATGGGAGTTCTGCGATGCCGTAGGTCTTACCTATGAGGAAGGCGCCCAGGTATCAGTAAAGCGGGTATGGGATGCCCTACATGCTTGGTACCGCGAGGAGGGTTACATCGACGAGCGTGACCGCTGGTTGGTGGACCCGCCGGCTGACCGCACCGTCAAGGCGGCTCGGCTTTTGGTGCCTGCATTGCGGCAGATCTTCCCGAAACTTGCGTCCGCCAGGTCCGGTAAGAGCCGAGACCGTTTGATCAATGGTCTCAAGCTGGACTCATGGTGACGGGTTAGGCGGACGCAACTTGCGTCCGCTACCACCCCTGGCGGACGCAAAGGCGGACGCTAAACCCCTTGCTATTACTATCTTTTCCTTAGGCGGACGCAAATAGAGGTATATAAACGCCTATAGAAAAAACAATGGTTATGTAGCAAGGTGAACATTATGTAAACTATAGGGGGGAGTAGGAGAAGGCGGATTTTGCGTCCGCCTAGTGTTTGCAAGGCTTTTGGCGTCCGCCTTAGTGCAATTTGCGTCCGCCTTCGCTGAAACCCCAGTCATAGCCTTAATTTTTGCGTCCGCCCCCAAATGCAAGAGATCAAAGTCCGTTTTGAGCCCGCTGACCTGACCGCTTTGGACCACCAAGCGGCGGCAGCAGGCACCAGCCGCTCAGCGTTCATTCGCAACAAAGCGTTAAGCCTGCCCGTTGCACGGTTGAACACGGTGGAGTACCATGCGCTGGTTGCTGATGCAGTTAGCGCTATGCGCGGTGACTTGCCTCGGCAGCAGGTTGAATATCTCGTTGCTTATGTCATCACCAGACTTGATCAACATTCCCGCCAAGCAGTCGCCGGTCATCAACCGGCTACATGACTGCATGACGCAAGCGATGGCCTATGCCCATGCCATCCGCGACAATGCTCAAGATGACGGCGTCCCCATCCCCATGGAACTCGTCGTCAGCTTTCAAGACGATTACAACAACATCCTCACTGCATTAAATGAAGCTCACAATCTCGCAAGCTGATCTAGACCATGCACTGCGCACCATTGCGCCTGCAGTTGGCGTCCGCAGTTCACACCCGATCCTTGACTGCTGCCTCATCACCGCTGGCGGTGGCAATGTCACGATTACCGGCTACAACCTCGACCTAGGCATCACGGTGACCATTCCAGCCGTGGTCAATAATGCTGGCGCTGTGGCGCTGCCGTATCGGCTCCTGGCTGGCCTTGTAAGCCGCATAGACACTGGCGAGGCTGTGGAGATCACAGATGGCGCTGTAAGCGCTCCTGGGGGCTCTTATGGCCTTGCAGTGTCCGATGCTGCGGATTACCCCGCGATGCCCGTTGTAGAGGCTGCTAGCGCCGACCTGGACATCACCGCTGGCGTACGCGCTTGCCTGGTTGCTGCTAGCAGCGATGCTTCCAAGCAGATCCTCCAAGGCATCCACCTTGCAAGCGGCTACATGGAAGCCACCGATGGGCATCGCTTAGTGCGGCTGCCGGTGGCATTGCCCGATGGCATTAACCTCACCCTGCCAGCCAGCACCATGAAGCTGTTGCAGGATCGCACCGTTGGTATTGCTACAGCCGCTGGTCAGGCCGTCATCGATGCAGGTGATGGCATCACCATTTACAGCCGTATCCTCGATGGCACCTATCCCGATGTAGCCAAGCTCATTCCGCCAACCTTTGAGCACACCATCACCCTTGACCGTCATCGCTTTGCGCGATGCCTTGAGCGCGTAGCACTTATCGCCGAAGCGCATAACTCAGTTGTCAAGATGGTCGCTGGATCAGGTGCCATTGCTATTACCGCCGACTCCGATGGCAGTAACGGCAAGGAGATCATCACCTACACCGGCACTGCAGCAGGCGCTTGGGCATTCAACGTTCACTACCTCCTAGATGGCTTAAAAGCATTTAGGTCTTCGGAAACTGTTACACTGTCAGCAAATGGCGCAACTACTCCTGTAGTCTTGACGCCATCCAATGCACCAGATCAGACTTACCTGATAATGCCTGTGCAAATTCGTAGTTAACAGCAATGGCGCGTAAGGGCACCGAACACGAAAAAATCCTACGGGTGCATGAGATCTACAGGCTCCTGATCAAAGGGGCCTCTAGGTATCGAATCCTTCGTCATGCTACGGAAAAATGGAAAGTAAGCGAAAGAACAGGTGAAACTTACCTTGCAGAAGCACGGCAACTGCTATCGCGTGACCTAGAGATTGAGCGCCCTAAGTGGTTGGAACAGTCCGTTGCTGAATTGCAAGATTGGAGATGGCAGGAGCTAAATCCTGAAGATCGCGAGGAAGGCGTCACTACGACCAACCGACTTGCGGCGCTGCAATTCCTGAAGGCTCAGGCTTCGCTACTGCAGTTTGAAATGAAGTGAGCCTGATCACCGGCATCTGCGAAGATACGCCGCTGCTTAGTTTCATGGAGATGCCTACAGCGGCATCCATGGATGAGCTGCTGGTAAGCATCCGCAACGACCTGCACCCTGGCCAGCTTGCGTTTGTTGATGACACTGCCACGCAGATCATTGGCATCTCGGCTGGCTATGGCGCCGGCAAGACGCGTGCGTTATGCGCTAAAGCAGTGATGCTTGCGCTTTCCAATCAGGGCTTTATTGGTTGCGTGATGGAGCCGACCGGGATCCTGGTGCGCGACATCTGGGTGCAAGACTTTGATGATTTCCTAGAGTCCTACTCAATCCCCTATACCTTCCGCGCTAGCCCGCTGCCGGAGTACATGCTGCACCTACCAGGCGGTGACACCAAGATCCTGTGCCGATCGTTTGAGAACTGGTCACGCATCATTGGCCTCAACCTTGCATGGGTGCTGGCGGACGAGATCGACACCGTGACACCTGCCATCGCCAATAAGGCATTTCCCAAGATCCTTGGTCGATTGCGGTCAGGCAATGTCAGGCAGTTTGCAGCAGCATCCACGCCCGAGGGCTTTAGATGGATGTGGAATACCTTTGGCAGTGATGACGCCCAGCAGCGCACTGATCGCAAGCTGATCAAGATGCGCACTGCCGACAACCCGCACCTACCGCCGGACTTCATCGAGCGCCTGCAGGCCAACTACGACCCACAGCTACTGCGCGCATACCTCGATGGCGAGTTTGTCAACCTCACTACTGGCCAGGTATACGACCGCTTTGACCGCGATAAGCACATTGTCACCGATCTGCCGGACATCAGCGAGCAACCGTTGCGCGTTGGCGTTGACTTCAACATTGGCAACATGTCGGCTGTCATCGCCATCAGGCAAAGCAACACCCTGCTAGTAGTTGATGAGATCTCAGGCGCGCATGACACCGATGCCCTAGCACAGGAGATCAAGCGGCGTTACCCCGATCACCGCATCTACGCATACCCAGATGCCAGCGGCGGCAACCGCAGCACCAATGCAACGCAGACCGATATCCAGATCTTGGAGTCCTATGGCTTCAGCAACCAATCACCCAAGAGCAACCCTGGCGTTCGTGATCGCGTGGCTGCTGTTCAAGCTTTGTTGGAAAATGGCAAAGGTCAAGTCAGGCTTACCATTGCAGCCACCTGCCGCAAGGTGATCGAATGCTTAGAGCTGCAAAGCTACAGCGAAAAAGGCGATCCCGATAAGGATGGCGGCTATGACCACATGAATGATGCATTGGGTTACGTCATCTGGCGTGAGTTCAACCCACTACATGCAGGCGCTGGACGTGGAACCGGTATAAGGCTATATTGACCAGGCTTACCATTCACTACCCAATGCTGATCGGATCTGAACTGCTCGCTAAAGTCAAGGAACTTGGCGACTGCAATAAAACTGACATCGTGCGCGCTTGCGGCTACGTCAAAGATGACAAGGTTTGCTTCACGCAGTTCTATGAGGCATTGCTGGAAGCCAAAGGCATCAGCTTGGCCACTACCAGCAAGAAAGCAGGCCGCAAGCTCAGCTACAAGACCAAGGTGCAATTCAACGGCAACCTAATGGTTGGTAGCGCATACATCACCGAAGCATTTAAGCCCGGTGATGAGTTTGAAATTAAGGTGAGCCGCAACAGCGTTACACTGACGGCAGCTTGAGCGCTGACTCAATCAGATACGAGCCAAGGCTGGAAACGGTGCGCCCTTCCGCCTTGGCTTTTGCTTTGAGCAGATCCGCAACTGACTGCGGGAGTATGAGCTGAACGCGGGTGCCTTGCGCCATGGTGTGATTGTGGTATGATCAGAGCACGATCCAACCGGATCGACCCACACCATACCGCAAATGGAGGCGTATTACAGATCAGCATCATGGCAACGCAAGCGCCAACAGCGCCTGGAGCACGATCAGCACACTTGCCAAGGGTGCGGCATTACTGCTGCGCAACTGGAAGAACTGAGCTGGTCATCTTTGCAAGTGCATCACAAGAATGCTGGACCGCCGGACTACCGTTACCCCTCGTTTGGCAATGAGCAAATCACGGATCTTTTGACCCTGTGCTCAATCTGCCACGACGGCATTACCAATTCAGTCAGGCAACAGCGATTCAAGTTAGATCCACGCAAGCAAGTGCAGCACACCAGCGTTGCGGCGCCATCACTCTCTATTCCATCGCAATTACAACGTGTCCGACCTGACTACGATCCAGATCACAATTTCGGGCGGGAGCCCATTGCTGTGCCACAACGGGCAAACAGCAGATCCGCGAAATATCTACTCAAAAGCAATGAAAGCGATCAGCGGCAAACGCAAAAAGACTGATGCCGACTACGAAGAAATGGCCAGGCTTGAATGGCTGGCTGGCCTGTACCGCTTTCAGGATGACATCGTGATCCCAGACTATGTACTAGAAGCTGTGTTTATCAACGGCGCCAAGAAGTCAAAGCGTGGCCCGCAGGCTAAATGCGGCATGTTCTTTACTGAGCACGCATCGCTTGAGTTTCCAGGCAAGCCCGTTACGATCACCGACGAGACGCTCAGCGACCTATTCCTGAGCGGTGAGTTTACTCACACGGTAGGCGTCAAGGTTGGCATGGCCAAGGTCATGCGCACTAGGCCGATGTTCCGCAACTGGAGCCTAGTTGCCACTGCGCAGTTTGATCCTGATGTGCTCAACCTGCGCGACATTGAAGAGATCGCCATTGATGCTGGCAAGCTGGTCGGCTTAGGCGACTGGCGTCCCAAGCATGGGCGCTTTACTGCTGGCATCCAAGTGGTGTAAGTCCAGATGTGGTGCGGTGCGGCTGCTTAGTTTCATGGAGATGCCAGTCGTGTTATGGCGAGGACTGGTGCGGTGATGTCAGCACTGAGGGCTACGGCCCTCTCTGCTGCCTTCAATAAAGGCAGATTAGGTGCGGTCCGGCGAGGTCCGGTCTGGCGATTTAGGGTGCGGTCAGCTAGGGTCGGTTCGGGTGCGGCAATAGCTGATGATCTCAGCGCTGAGCCTTTCGGGGCTCTCCGCTGGGTTCTTTGGAACCCAGATCTGCTATGGCGGTTTCAGTCAAGATGTGGTGCGGCACGGTCAGGCTTGCTAAGGGCTGCAGACGGCAGCACTGGGGGCTTCGGCTCCCACTGCTGCTCTCTTTGGAGAGTAGTTATGGTCCGGTCAGCCGAGGTCCGCTCGGGTGAGATCTGGTGAGGTGATGATTGGCTAGCTGAGGTTCTTTAGCCGCAGGATTGGGTAATACCAGCCCTGCGGCTTTACACTGTTGGCAACCAGGCGACCCGAGATGTATTCAGGCTATAACTCTTACGACCGCCCTGCAACTGAGCGCCGCGTCACCCGCGTCGAGGACCCTGGATCAGCGTGGTATTCGCAAGAGCCGCATTGGATGCTGATTGAAGACTTGCTAGGAGGGACTTATGCCATGCGCAAAAAGCACCGCAGATATTTGTTTCAAGAGCCAAGAGAACAGGATGAAAGCTACGACAACCGACTAGC